AAATCTTTTAGTTCCATCACACAAAACCTGTGATGTTACAGCTCAAACAACTGGTGAATACTTTTTAAGTTTAAGATCGCTTATAAAGAGATTCGGATTTTTGGCATTTTTAACTCCAACAGATGACACCTTTGTTGGTTTGAAGCAGCGTGTTTTTACTGAAGATCCTCAGACTGGTTCACGCGCATTATCGATTACTGTTTCAGGAGTTGCTATCCCTGTCAAGGCTCCACCTACTCCATGGTACATGATTTCATTTTTGTATCGTTTCTATCAGGGCTCAAGTCAAATTAAAATAATACCTCGTATGCCTTCAGCTACATGTGATTCATTTTTAAAATTCGATGAAAATACAAATGTTCAGGAAATAGTACCATTATACCGTTCCATCGGTCAACCAATCTTTTCTCAAATGCAAAATGTATCGAATTCCTTTGAAATACGTACTCCGTATTACAGGGGAATCCGTTGTGATGTAGTTGATTCGTTAGCACCGCCCATTCTGGGTGATGTTCGCACATGTATAATATACAATAATTTTGCTGGTTATGGTTCTACCACTGTTCCTGCTCCAATATTTGAAGCTGCAGGTGATGATTTTAGTTTCTTCTTTTTAATTGGTCCCCCCCCTATGATGGATATAACTAATGTCCAAAAATTACCAACCCTACCAACAATACCTGAGAATATAGTAGTTTCCTTATCTACATTAACATCACTAGTTGCAGATGCTAATTTTTATGCCACCGGTACTGGCCCTGTAGGACTTTTCTCCCCCCCCATTCCGTTAGGAAGATTCGATATTTTAGATTCCGCTCAAGTAACTCTTCCAATAACATATACAGATCTCGATGTACAGAATGTTCCTCTAACAAGTGGATACATCGAAAATAATGGAACATTCACGCTTCGCATACCGGGCTTAGCAAAACCAATAAACCTTGTTGCTACATTAGCGGCATGGCAAGCGATTCCATCATTCGTAATCGCAGTGATTATATAATCACACAACACACTCTCTAGAGTGGAAATGTTTATAGAACATTTCAACTTCGCTAGGGAAGTAGTCACCCAAATATAAGACTGTTTGGGTCTTCTTATCTTTATTCTTACGATATAAATGAACACTTCCTGTGCGGAGTGAGTAGTTTATGTTGATACATACTATGTAGATAATTTAAGAAGTTAACTTCCCTAAATTAGACAGTGATAATAAAGTAGTCTTCTTGTTTAAAATCACAAGCAATACGCTTCGGCAAATATTTGAAACCCCG